ATTGAGTCGCACAGCAGAATAACCTGCTGGCCGGCCGGAACAACCGCCGTAGACCCCCCGCCGCTTGTGGTAAAGGTAATCTGATAGCCGGGACCGCCACCATTGGTCTGATTGGTAATGTAGTAAATCTGCACAGTTTGGGGCAGAACCACAGTCACGTTGCCGGACAGCGTGCCGGTGTACTTTTGGATTGTGTTGGCGGCCTCGGCGGCTGTCAGGGTGTAGCTACCCGACACCACAGCCTTGGTAAGCTGGGTGAAGTTGAACTGGGTGTTGCGCCCCAAACCAACAGTAAAAAAGGCGGAGCCGGAGCAGCAAATTACGCACGAGTCGGCGGGCTGCAAGGCAATTGTTGCTGCGCCGTTAATCAGATCACCGCCAGATGGCGCAATGGTCAACGTGCCAGTCCCGCCGTTGCGGACCATCATGTACCAGTCGTTGCCCAGTGTGACGGTTGAAGTCAGCGTCAGGGTGCCTGCGCCGCCGGTCCAGACGTAGGTTGATGCACGGTCCGTGGCCAGCGCGGTGTAGTTTGACGCAAAGGTGTTTACCTCATTGGCAGCGTTCAGGGTGTTGGAGATAGCCTTCAGGCCAAACCCAGCAAGGGTGGCCGCATCCACGTTTGATGTGCCCACACCAAAGGCAATCAGGCCCCATGTGCCGGCCTCCGTGGCGTTGTCAGTCAGGTAGATGTACTTTGCCTCACCGGCCGCCAAGGTAACAATTGAGCCCCCGTCGTAGTCCCTGACCTCAAAACTGTAGGAGCCGATGTTGCGAAACAGGGCGTCAATTCCAACAGACGCCTGATTAGCAGGCGGCATGTCCAAGGTGAATGCGTCAAGCGTAAAGGTCAGGCCGGTAGTCGTGCCGGCCGTGGTGACCAACGCCGTGCCGCCAGAAGTAGCCGACAACGTAAAAGTGGTCGTGCCATTGGTGAGAATGATGTAGTAGGTGTTGCCGCTGACAATGCCGGTTGCCGTGCCAGTTAAGGTTCCGGTGACAACGACGGCTTGGCCAACAAACAGGCTGGGGGTCGTGGTGCAAGAGCACTGTCCGCCCGTGCCTGCAACAAGGACGCCAGCCAGCACCAAGCCGCTTGAAAGCGACGTGACGTCCATGATCCGCGCCGCGGCGTTGTCAGTGACGCTGCCATTGATTGGCCACGTCAAGGTGCCGTCGGCGGAAAGCGTAATGTCGCGGTAAGAAACGTCGGTCGGCTGGATGACCTGACCGGTAAATGGGCTATTGAAACTCATGAATCCCTCACAATCGCCTGACGATCGGCGGCACGAATGACGTTCTCCGTCTTCAGGACTTCAATGATTTTGTCGTAGTTGCTCTGCCACATAGGCATCCGCTCGTCATTCTTGACAAACGGCATGGCTTGCAGCAAGGTGCCGTACAGCATCGCCTGTGGGGCGTACTGGGTGAACCAGCTTGATTGATTTGATGAGTCCAAGGGCTGTACGCGCTCGTAATACAGCACCTCGTAGGAGTAGGCCAGTGTGGGGGTGGGTCCTACCAACCAGTGCTGGTAGTCGTAGTCGCAAAAAAATAACGGTACGTCCGTGCTGGCCGCCTCCGGCCAATACTCACGGATGTACTCGTAGGTACGGAGCAGAACAGGCTGACGCTTGCCTGCCACAGTAACGTTCATTGAAACCGTCTTGCGCCAGCGTGCGGGCTTAGGAATTACGTTTTCGGACGCAACCATGGTGCTTGTGGCCACAGTCAGGTTGCCAAGAAATTTAATCTCAGCCGCAATGATCTGCTCTGCCAGCATGATGAACTGCGGAATCTTTTCCAACGTCTGGTCATCTGTGCGCTCCAGATAAGTCTGGATGTCGTTGACCAAACTGTCGTAGGTCATGGTTGCGGCGACCGTCATTTTGTTCTCCGTTATCAGACGTTGCGTTTTTAAGACAGGAACAGGGCACGTTCGTCATTGCGGCGCTTGACAAGCCCCGGTAGGATTTTACCCCCACCCCTCGTAAACTTCAAGAACTCGTCGGCAGCCGCTTCCATTTCTCTGCGAAGAACCTTTGAACGGAGGGTGCTTCGCTGTACGCCCCCCAAACCCAAATTAAAAGCAAAGCTGACAAGAGCATCGTTTTGACCTTGGGTAAGCACCATATGAAAAAGTCGGGCGACCCCAACTTCAAATCGGACGAGATCAGCACCAAGGGTTCCATCTACTTCAGCCTTTGAAAAAGTTCGACTATCTTCTGGCGCAAGCGGGAAAGCGTCTCTTTGATCCAGTGGTAAACGACCTTGATCTGGGTAAAGAACATGACCTACTCCTACAGTCCAAAGCCTAGCTGGGCAACGGTATGGCTTGAATCGCACGCCTTCATGGTGTTTGATCATCTCCTTGCAGCGGTCGGAGACTTTCAATCCTTGCCACCTTTAAACGCCCGTCCACCAAAGTGGAAGCTGATGATGCTGGCAAAGATGATCTGGGTGTCGGCGTCCCACAACTTGGCAATCAGCACATCAAATGCAATGTCCCGATGCCATGCGTACACAAAGCCGCCGATTTCCACGAAGGCAAACAGTCCAAAGAAACCATAGGTCAGTATCGGGCGCACACCGGAGCGCAAGTTGATCATCCACTGGCTTGCACCCTGTCCTATGGCGATGTCGTGTGCGTACAGGGCTGCACGTTCTGATGCCTCTGCTTCGATAGCCTGACCTTCGACTTTGATCTCTTCTACCCGCTGCTGGGCTTCAAACCCGGCCTTGCGTAGCTCAAGCTCACGCTCAATCTGCAACTGGGCCATTGCCATCTCATGCTTTTTGTCAGCCCTGTCTTGGAAGAAACCAAGCAGCTTGGGCAGACCGCCAGCCAAGAAGCTGATGAGGGTGGAGAGTAGGGTTAACATTTCTTTTCTTCCTCATGCGAGAGTTTTACACCAGCCAACAGCCCGATAAAGCCCCCGACAATCGTTTGAAATGCAGGGCCAACAAGTTCAAAAATCTTGTTGTTGTCCACCTTTTCGTCAAACAGTCCAAGCAACATGACACCCGACATTGACAAGACAACAATACACAGGGTCATGCTGACCATGAGCGTCACGAAAAATGTCAGCTTGGCTTTCATTTCTTGTTCCACATTTCGAATAAAGTTTTGATCTTCTCTTCCAACACCGCCACCCGCAAGTCAAGCTTTGCCAACACAATAATCAACGTGATGATTGCCAGCAGGATGGGCCATGCCTTTGCAAGAATCTCAAAAAAGTCCACATCACAACCCTATCAATTTTTTCACAAGGTCAGCGGCAACTCCCGGGCCGAAAAGCACGGTGGCAATCACGATGTAGAGCAGGTACTCAATCTTCGCCATGCGTTTGGAACCAGCATCAAACCGCGCTTGGATACCCTCATACCTCTGGGCGCAGATTTGCTCATGGGTGGACAGCTTGGCCTCCGTCTCGCTGATCATTTTCTCGGTCATGCCAGCGCCTGTATCTTGGCTGTAAGAACGGCAACTTCAGCTAACAGTTGGTCTTTAGTTGGTGCTGGTTTAATTGGCTCAACATAAGCTGCTGCACGGGTTTCTAACTCCGCAATTTCTTCAACCGTTAAATTAACTTGAGTGATTTCGCCAGTACTTACGTTACATACTATTCTGTGCATGATGATTCCTTAGATATAGGCAATGTTAATTTCGCCATTGTCAAACGTATCGGTTCCGTTTACAGTAGTTATACGAACTGTATCTAATTCAGCAGAAAGTGATTTTTTACCGGAATTCATAGCCATGCCAGCGGCGTTGTTAGTATCAAATAATATACCGGTTGCAACCCAAGTGCGCGATGTTGAGTTTTCTAGGGTAAGAGTAATTGAACCAGCAGCAAAAGCGCTGTTTCCGGCATCAAACATAACCCTATTTACATAACCAGCTGTACTACTGACAAATTGAGCTGTGCCACCAGAGGAAAAACCCACAGTTCTACTTGCATAACCTGTAGTCTCAACACCTCCAGAGTCGCCTATTTGAATTAAATAAGGACTAGCCGCGCTCGTAGATACCTCAACAAATGAAATTATGATCTGTTTGGTTCCCACTGGAATTCCGGTAAAGTCAATGCTTGTGCCAGATGTTGTGGCTACGGGTGTCCCAAGAGTAAAGCCAGCAGAAACTGTAGCCCAAGTAGGCAAGCCAGACCCTGCACTTGTCAGCACCTGTCCATTCGTACCAGCTGCACCCGCAAGGGTCAGGGCTGTAGTGAGATTGGCTGATGCAATGGTCGGTGCTGTCAGTGTCTTGTTGGTCAGCGTGGTTGTGCTTGTTGCTGTGACAATATTGCTTGGGGTGATGATTCCAGATAGGGTTGTCATGGTTTACTCCGGCTGTGTGGGCCAAACAATAGTGTTTGGGAACCCTGCTTGTGCTGGTACATCCCGCAAGGCTTGGCGGTATGGGGCATATTTATCTTTAATGGCTTGGGGCGTATCAGCACCCTGAGTCCAATCAGATTCTGTTAATTTTGCATTGCGTATGCTTCGCACAACAGCGGATTGCGTAGTATTTCGCTGCAAGATTTCTTCGTTTGACAAATCACGTACTTGCCACACTTGCGTCCAAACGCCATCCACAAGAGCAGCATCTGCATCAGTGCGAGTTTGCGTCAACGGGTTGTAAGGAGGTGGCGTGACCAGCTTGAGCTTGTGAACCCCAAAGGCAGTAGCTTCCTCTGGCGTCAGCTTGCTTGCGCGGGTGTTGTGGTTCTCGCCAAACACCACAGGATCGCCATTGTCAATAATATGGCGGGAAAAGGTTGATCCGCTGGCTTGGATGTATCTCATTTCTGCTCCTTCAGTTTTTCAGCGGCACGTTTTTCAATAGCCCGTACTACACCCCCGGCATAAGCTACTTTGTCGTCAATCTGTGCCACCAGTGCTGACATTGTTTTCTCAACTTGAGCCATTGCGCCAATAGTGTCCGCTAAACGCTTTTCAATGTTTGTCCGGTACTCGCACTCCGGTAATCCATTCAAAATATGCTCAAAATTAATACGATCAAAATCGTAGTGAAAATATTCAACCTCTCGCCCGTAAACAGCTTCTGCGAGGATGTCGTATTTGTAAGTAGGCGGGAGTTGTGTGTAGATCATGGAGTGTCCTTATATTCGTACAAGAGCGGCTGCGTATCCTTGCCCTGTTGGTGTAGTAGCTGGATCGGCAAATTTAGTTCCAAAACCAGAAACACTCCAAGGATAGGCGGTGACAAAAGGAGTTGTGTTGTGTGGAACAATTAATTCAGTTCCAGCGGGAGAAAATGCAACATCCCATCCGCTCCCTGTTGGCAAAGTAGCGGGATTGGTAAACTTGACTCCAAAACCTGAAGAACTCCAAGGATACGCAGTTACAAAAGGTGTAGTGCCATGGCCTATAACCAATTCGGTTCCGGCAGGAGAAAACGCAACACCTGCACCTGTACCAGTTGGCAAAGTAGCTGGGTCAGTATATTTAGTTCCAAAGCCGGAAGCACTCCAAGGGTATGCTGTAATAAATGGGGTGTTGTGGTGTCCAACAGCCAATTCAGTTCCAGTTGGGGAAAACGCCACACCAACTCCTCTACCTGTAGGTAAAGTAGCTGGATTAGTGTATTTAGCTCCAAAACCAGTAGAACTCCAAGCATAGGCGGTGACAAAAGGAGTTGTGTCGTGTCCAATAGCTATGTCGGTTCCACCGGGGGTAAATGCTGCGCTTTGCCCAGCCCCTGTAGGTAAAGTAGCTGGATCAGCAAATTTAACTCCAAATCCAGCAGAACTCCAAGGATACGCAGTTACAAACGGGGTATTGTTATGGGCTACTACAATCTCAGTTCCTAATGGGGAGAAAGCTACGCCACGTCCAGCGCTTGTTGGTAGAGTAGCTGGATCGGCAAATTTGATTCCAAATCCAGCAGAACTCCAAGGGTAAGCAGTTACAAAAGGGGTTGTGTCGTGTGCCACGGCTAACGCCGTGCCATCAGGTGAAAAAGATGCAGAATAGCCAGAATCAGCTGGTAAAGTAGCTGGATTAGGAAACTTAGTTCCAAATCCAGCAGATGACCAAGCATAGGCAGTTACAAAGGGAGTTGTAAAGTGAGCAATAGCTAGATACTGATTTGGCGTAGGATCGGTATCTGCAAAATAACACATCCACCGCGTTGCAGTTATCTTTAGCGCAGTCAGAATATTATTTGCGGTAACTATTTGTGATCCAGTTATTCCCCGCATATTAATAATCGTGTCGGTTGTAATTGCAACAGTTACTTGTTGGGAACCTGCCGGGTTTACAAACAACACTTCAGTGCCAATCGGAAAGGCCACACTTGAGTTAGCTGGAATTGTGAATGTCCTTGCAGCGGTATCAGTAGCAGGATGGAATATCTGATAGCCAGCATCAGCAAGAACCAGCGTATAGTCGGCTGATTTTATGAGCTGCGGGTATTGAACAGCCGATGCGCCGCCGTTACCGCCTACCTGTGCATACACCTCCCAAGTGGCTGTGCCAGAACTGTTGTAGACAAACTGGACAGAGACACCGCTGATATCGCAAATTAAGTCCTGCGCCACATCAGCTATGTTGCTGCCGTTGCGGCCCACGGTGAGGTTGTTAATTCCCCAAGTTCCGCCTGCATCAGCAACAATGACCTGATTTCCGTTAGATGGTGACGCTGGCAGGGTAACCGTGAATGCCCCGGCAGTTGTGTTAGTCAGCACACCATCGTTATTTACGGCTGTGTAGTTGGCTGTTTTGGTGGTGGTGTAGGCAATGCCGCCCACTCCGGGGCCTGCAATTTGTTTGACAGTACCGCCGGTATTTTTAAAGTACAGTTTTTCGTCTGTGGTGTTTAGCGCCAACTCGCCCGCAACCAGATTGCCAGACGTTGGGACTGCCGCCGCAGTTGTGCTGTGGTACAGCGAAATAGGGGTGTAGTTTGTTTGTGCCATGAGTGCCTCTTAAAATGTGCCGCCAGCAACACCGTAGATTGTGCCAGTCCCGCCATTGGCGATGGGAAGAATGCCAGTGACCCCGGTGGTAAGCGGCAGCCCTGTTGCGTTAGTCAACGTACCACTGCTTGGTGTACCCAATGCGCCACCATCGACCACAAATGCCCCTGCGGTGCCTGTATTGACCCCCAGAGCCGTCACAACGCCTGTGCCGGTAGTCACGGTGCTTGGCGCAACTCCAGCGCCTCCACCGACCATTAAAGCGTTGGATGCCAACAGCGCAGATGTAGCCCAAGTGCTTGTGCTTGTGAAATAAGGCACGCCGCCGCTTGTGCCGGCAACCGTCAAGGCCAAAGTGCCGCTAGTCGTAATTGGTGAGCCAGCGACCGAGATGATGCCGCCCGTGAATGACTGAGCCACGCTAGTGACCGAGCCTGTACCTGCCGCCGCCCACGCCCCGTCGCCGCGCCAAAAGGTTGATGCTGATGCACCGGTTCCGCTGTTCAAGTTGGTAACCGGCAGGTTGCCAGTCACCCCTGTAGTAAGTGGCAAGCCCGTTGCATTGGTCAGAGTGCCGCTTGCCGGAATGCCTAAATCAGGGGTGACGAGAGTTGGGCTAGTAGACAACACTACGCTGCCCGTACCCGTACTTGTTACAACCCCTGTACCGCCATTGGCCACAGCCAAGGTTCCTGCCAAGGTAACTGCACCGGTGGTAGCTGTGTTTGGCGTGAGCCCGGTGGTGCCTGCGCTGAATGTCGTTACACCCCCCGCCGCGCCACTTGAGGCCAAAGTAATCCGGCCCTGCTGGTCAACGGTTACATTTGCGTTGGTGTAAGCCCCCGGCGTTACTGCTGTATCAGCAAGAGAGATTGTGCCGGTGGAGGTTATTGGGCCGCCTGTGAGCCCGGTGCCGGTTGCAATAGACGTGACGCCAGAGCCTGACGCAAATGCAGTCCAAGCACCGTTGTACCCCTCAAACAAGCCCGTTGTTGAGTTGTAGCGAAAGTTTCCTAGCGTTGATGTTCCACGCTGGCCGGTTGTTCCCGCTGGGACAACGACGCCCCCGGTGCCGGGGATTACGGGGTCGTTGGCCAAAGAAATCGTTGGATTCCCGCTGACCCCTGTGCCGTTTGCCACGTCAATTTGATTTGCGGTGCCCGTAATGACCGCAGCAGTGATACCGCCACCAGTTGAGAGCGCCACAAGGCCATTGAAACTGGCATTGGCAAAATTTGCCACTTGACCGCTCAAAGCCACCGTTGGGTCTCCGGCCACGCCGCTTCCGTTGGTGACTGTCAACCCCGCCCCGGAAGAGGCCACAGAACGGCCTGTAAGGGCCGT